ATCTACTACTCGGCTGACAACATCTTTATCATTGGTCGCCAGCAAGAGAAGCAGGGCACCGAGGTAGTTGGCTATAACTTTATCATCAACGTAGAGAAGTCCCGCTTTGTGCGAGAAAAGAGTAAGATCCCGATTGAAGTTACCTTTGAAGGTGGTATCAGTAAGTGGTCTGGTCTACTTGATATGGCACTAGAAAGTGGTCACGTTATCAAGCCATCGAATGGTTGGTACCAGTTGGCGACAGAAGAAAAGAAGCATCGCTTGAATGATACATACAATAAAGAATTCTGGCTGCCAGTTCTGACTGACCCAACATTCAGTGAGTGGGTTGAAAAACGATACCGCATGGCAGGTGGACAAATGATGGAGGGTGAAAATGTGGAAATTCTTGACGAAGATGTTTCAGAAGAATACGAAAATCTGTGACGAATGTGGTTGCGGCATCAATCCTAAGAAAGATGCTGCAATCTGTCTTCATGGTTCAGAACATGGCCTAACTTTTGAGAAGTGGGTATGTGAAGATTGTTGTATGAAGATTGCTAATGATTATGAAGAATATTTTGAACTAGAGGATGTGAATGTTGCAGAAGAAAATTGAAACTATTATCCTAAGTAAGTTGATTTCGGATGAGGATTACCTGCGTAAGGTAATCCCATTCATTAAAGATGAATATTTTACAGACAACGCCGAGAAGTTAATCTATCGTTACATCAACGAATTTGTTACCAAATATAATTCTCTTCCTACCATCGATGCCATAAACATTGCTCTACAAAATGACCGCAAGGTAAATGAGAAAGAGTATCAGCACGTTACAGAAACTCTAACCGCACTTGATGATGATGTGGATGCCAATGAGAAGTGGCTTCTAGACCAGACCGAAAAGTTCTGCAAAGACCGAGCGGTGTATAATGCCATTATGCAATCGATTCAAATCATTGATGGCGAAGACAAGGTACATTCGCAAGATGGTATTCCTTCCATTCTCCAAGATGCATTGGCAGTTGGGTTTGATAACAACGTAGGACATGACTACATTGATAACGCCGAAGACCGTTTTGATTTCTATCACCGGGCAGAAACTAAGTTGCCGTTTGACCTCGAGATGTTCAACAAGATTACCAATGGTGGTCTACCAAATAAGACATTGAACATTGCTCTTGCTGGTACTGGTGTTGGTAAATCTCTGTTCATGTGCCACATGGCTGCAGGTGCATTGGGTCAGAACAAGAACGTTTTGTATATCACCCTAGAAATGGCAGAAGAACGTATCGCAGAACGTATTGATGCCAACTTGATGAACGTCAACATTCAAGAACTCAAAGACCTATCTAAGTCAATGTTCGACCAGCGGATTGCGAAGATTCGTTCGAAGACAGAAGGTCGTTTGATTGTCAAAGAATATCCAACAGCCAGCGCCCATGTTGGCCATTTCAAGGCTCTATTGAATGAACTCCAGTTGAAGCGAAACTTTAAACCAGATGTCATCTTCATTGACTATCTGAATATCTGTGCCTCAAGCCGCTACAAAGCATCTTCTGGTGCCAACTCTTACACTGTCATTAAGGGTATCGCAGAAGAACTCCGTGGTCTGGCTGTAGAGTTTGATTTGCCAATCGTCTCTGCTACTCAGACAACCCGTAGTGGTTATGCCAATTCAGATGTTGAATTGACAGATACATCGGAATCATTTGGTCTACCAGCTACGGCTGACTTGATGTTTGCCCTTATCGCAACAGAAGAACTTGACAAGATGGGCCAGTTGATGATAAAGCAGTTGAAGAATCGTTACAACGACCCGGGTATGAACAAACGCTTCATGGTTGGTATCGACCGTGGTAAGATGAAACTGTATGACTTGGAAGATGATGCTCAGGCTGGTATTATGGACTCTGGACAAGACGATGTTCCAGTGTTTGAAAATACTACCATTGGTAAGCGAAGAGATTTTTCAAAGTTTGAGTTTTAACTTGACAAACTGTTATAAATGTAGTATACAATAGTTATGCGCCCGTAGCTCATCTGGATCAGAGCGCGAGACTTCTAATCTTGAGGTAGTAGGTTCGAGTCCTACCGGGCGCACCAGTTTTTAGGAAATATTATGGATAATGAACTCAAATTAGTAGTGTCATCTTTTATTTGGATAAATGTTGGCAGTCAAGATTTGCCTCTGTGGAAAACAATGGGTGGTAAAGAATACATTATAAAGTATTTTACTGGCGACCCTACTTTTGAAATGATTAACGAGGAACTTGATAAAGTTGCCCACATGTTTGAAGGTGGTGATTCATTCACTAGAGAAACCGTTGCTGGCTTTGAAATTTATTATGCAGATGCGCCCACAAATTCTGAAACATTTCAAGTCAATCTAAATGGCGCAATCGATTTTCCTCCTATCGACCTCACTACAGTGGATGTGACCGAAGAATTGAGTGCCATACTGCCATAAAAATACCGCTTGACATTCCCTCAGAATCTGCTATTATGTAATAGTAGACAGAAAAGAGAGAATGTGATTCGAAAGTATTATAAATATAGGGTAATCAATAGAGATGAGACCCTTATGTTATCCTTTACACAATTTATCACTGAGGCTACCCATACTGGTGGTATTGCTCATATAGAGCATCCCTCTGATAGATCATTTGATAGTCAAGACGCTGCACACCACGCATTGGAAACTCTGCGTGGTGTTGCACGTGGGAAAACACCATCTACTCGTAAGATAGATGATAGAATGTCTTTCCATGTAATTCGCACACCAGATGGTAAGATTGGCGTCAAGTATAAGGGTGCTGGTTCTCACTACAACTATTCTGCCGACGATATTGAAAAGCAACATGGCCATAAACCTTATCTTGTTGGTCCTCTGAAAGCACTTCATGCCCACTTAGGTAAAGTTATTCCGAAAACGCCGGGTGAATATCAAGGTGGTTATATGAGCCAGCCACATGAGCGGTCCGAACATTCTTCGCATATTTCCCACGCTCCTAACACGATTGAATATCGTGCAGATGCTGGCAGCGAAGAAGCAAAGAAGCTAAAGAGGTCCAAGGTCAGCGTTACTATACATACGGAGCTAAAGGGTCCAGAAAGAACTGCGCACCCTATCACGGACATGTCGCGGTTTCAATCACATCCTGATGTTCATATGGTACAACATCTTGTATCAGATAAAGAACGTAAACTCCACACTAAGGTTAAGTCCCAAGCAGAAGAGCATCTGACTGCGGCAGAAAAGTTGATGAAGGGTCACACATATGACCATCTACCTGGCCATGAAACGCACCTAAGAACATATATCAATAGAAGCGTTACAAGTGGCGAAAAACCTTCTGCGGAGGGGTATAGAAAGCATTTGCAGACGGCACACCAGAAACTAATAGATGCCGTCAAGACTCCGGCTGCTAAAGAGCGCAAGACTGCTACTATGAATACTCATCTATCTCAAGTAGATGCCAACAAGAAGCACTTTCAAAGATCGTTTCAGATTCACCATCACCTGCAACAAGCGACAAATCATCTTGCTAGAGGATTGGATAGCGGCGGTGGCGGTGGGTTCTCGACACACATTAATGGTGCAGCCGCCGGCGGCGAAGGCTATGTTGCTCATGGTCTAAAGGTAGTTGATCGCGAAGGCTTCTCGAAAGCTAACCGCGAACGTAGCGCCATACTAAGAGCTAGTAGAGGTAAGAAATGAGCGAAGTCCACCATCATATCACGCAAGGTAGAATGAACCCAATCACGGTGGGTCATGAAGCTGTTGTAAACCAGGTGCGTAACACTGCTGGCTCACACGGACATACCATCGTTCTTACTGGCACACATGATGCTAAGAAGAATCCTTTGACGCCCGAACAGAAGTTGAAACATGCTAAGAGGGCATTTCCGGGTGCCAATGTTCGTCTGTTAGACAAAGAGCATCCAACTCTATTGCACCAAATGTCAAGACTTCATAGTGAAGGCGTTACCCACTTACACTTACACGTTGGTTCGGATAGGGCCCATGAGTTTCATGCCCTTGCGCATAAGTATAATGGCAAAGAAGGTCGTCATGGCCACTACAACTTCAAAAAGATTACGATTCATACCGTTGGTAAAGAACGTTCGGATGCCGATACAGGTGTAGCCGGTGCATCTGGTACTAAGATGCGTCAACATGCGGCCGCCGGTAACGAAAAAGAATTTCATAAGATGGCACCTAGTGCAATGTCCACAAAGCATAAGAGTGAACTCTATAAAGATGTCCGTCATGGCATGGGACTTCATGAAACATTCTCCTTCAAACAATTTCTAGGAATCTGAGATGGGCAAATTTCTAACATACCTTAAAGATATGATGTCAGACGGTGGTAATCCATCGACTAAACGTATGGTAGCAGTTGTATCAACTCTGCTTATTGCTACTGGTTATATTGCAAATCTATTCTGGGACTTCACCATCGAGGAATTCATCTTCAACGGCGTAATGTATATTGTTATCGGCACTCTTGGTATTACTGGTGTAGAGAAGTTCGCTCCGAAGAAACCAACTAAGAAGACAGAAGAAGAATAAGGAATTAAATATGTTCGGTATGATCCCTCTCCCATATAAATTATTAGCAGGCGCTGCTTTAATACTTGGTGTATTCTTATATGGATACATGAAGGGATCAGCCTATGCTGAAGCAGAACTTCAAAGATTTGCTGCTAAGGCAAGCACACAAGTTGCCGAACTTGAGAAAAAGAATGCTGAAATAAGTAACAATGTAGTTACTGAATATGTTGATAGAACAAACACAATTAGAGAGAAAGAATATGTTTACATTGATACCGCTAAAAACATTGTTCCTAGCCAGTCTGTTATGTCTAACGGCTGGGTGTTCACGCACGACTCTAGTGCCACTGCCAGTGATGCCGACCCCACCAGAGCTTCTGATGCGTCCTCCTCAGGAATTACAGAC